GCGTCACCTGATGGGAGCCTCCGACGCTGTGCGGTCGCTGTGCTCGCGCGAGTTCACGCCGTGGTTCGGCACTCGCTACTTCTCCTGGCCCAACGACCAGATGTCGACGAGCTGGCGACTGTGGCTCGACGCCGACGAGCTGGCCGCCCAGCCCGAGCGGATCGAGGCGTCCGGGGTCGAGATCACTGACTACTTCTGCGAGCCCGCCAACGCCGGGCCGCCCTACAACCGCGTGGAGCTGGACCTGGCTACCGCGGCCACGTTCGCCGGGGGACTCACCCCGCAGCGCGCGGTGGCCATCACGGGCGCCTTCTGCGGCTGCCCGATCGTCAGCGAGGCGCTCGGGGAGCTGGTCGGCACCATCGGCGAGAGCGACACCTCCGCCACGTTGACCGCCGCCGCGCAGGTGGGCAACCTGCTCGTGCTCGGCTCGGAGTACGTGGAGGTCACGGCGCTGGCCTGGGCAACGGCCGACACCATGTCGTCCTCGCTGCCCGACGACTCCACCGTGCAGACGATCACTCTGAACTCGGGCATCGACGCGCGCCCGGGCGAGCTGCTGCTCATCGATGCCGAGCTGGTGCGGGTGCGCGACGTGGCCGGCCTGGTACTGATCGTGGAGCGCGCGGCCGGCGGCTCGGCCCTGGCCAGCCACAGCAACGGCGCCGCGGTGCACGCGCGCCGCGTGGCTACCCTCGCGCGTGGCGCGTGCGGCACCATCCCGGCCAGCCACGCGGCAACCTCGCCGGTACGCCGGCACGTGGTGCCCGAGGCGCCGCGCTCGCTAACGATCGCCGAGACGCTCTACCGCGTCCAGCGCGACGCCGGCAGCTGGGCCACCGCGACCAAGGTGGCCGGTGGCACCACGGCCACCGAGCTGGAGCGCATGCGCGAGGACGTGAAGGCCAGCCACGGGCGCAACTTGCGGAAGCGGGCCATCTGATGGCTGGGCACACTCCCTCTCCGTTCGTCGCGGCGTTCGCGCTGCTGTGGCTGCTGATCCTTGCACTGATCGTCGTTGGCGTGCCCGTGGCTGTGGTCGCGCTGGCGTTCTGGCTGGTGCCCGCATGATCGGAGTCGACGTCTCGATCGACCGGGACGGCCCCATCTTCCGGCCGCTGCTGGTGCACGCCGCGGTGGCTGACCTGCTCGACGAGGTGGAGCGCGACGTGGCCCACGCCGGCCTCGCCGCCTGGTCGACCAACCTCAACGCCTCGATCCGGCACCCGACGCCGTACTACGAGACGCAGATCCACGCCGAGCACCTCGGCGACGGGTGGTCAGTCAACGACCGCGGCGTGATCTACGGGCCGTGGCTGGAAGGTGTAGGATCGCGTAACCAAACAACGCGATTCAAGGGCTATTCAGCTGCGCGTCGCGCACGTCAGTCGATCGAGGCGCGCATCCCGCAGATCACCGCGGGCGCGCTCGCCAAGGCCGTGCGTCGCCTCGGCGGTGGTGCACCGTGACCACGCCGGCGCTGGACAAGGCCAGCACCGCGCTGCTGTTCGCGCGCGTGCTCGATCACGCGCGCCGCTCGGGCAAGTTCTCCGAGGTCACCCCGTACGAGCCCAAGACAGCGCCGGTGGGGGCGCTGTCGTGCGCGGTATGGGTGGCCGACCTCGCGCACGCGCGGTCGCGCTCGGGCCTGAACATCACCACGGCGCGGCTGGAGCTGACTGTCCGGCTCATGACGCCGATGATCCGCGACAAGGACGAGGCGAGCACTGAGCCGCTGATGCTCGACGCCGTCGACTACCTGATGCGCGCGTACTCCGGTGACTTCCTGCTCGATCGCCCGGGCGGCGAGCAGCTCGCCGAGGTGGACCTCCTGGGCGCGCACGGGCTGCCGCTGCGCGCGGTCGGTGGCTACTTCACCCAGGACCAGCGCCCGTTTCGAGCGTTCACGATCACGCTGCCGCTGATCTGCGACAACCTGTGGGAGCAGCAGGCATGACGAGGGGGCAAGGTGCTGGCACTGACCGGCTCGCCTACCGGCGGGACGGTCGACCTCCCGTCGCTGGGCTCACTGGGCATCGCGGGCGCCCTGGTCGTGGTGATCATCTACCTGCTGGCCGCGAACCGCACCGATCGCAGCCAGTATCGCGAGGCGCTGGCCAGCATGCAGGCGAGCTACTCGAAGGAACTCGCGACACTGAGGCAGCGCGTCGATGATCTCGAAACTGAGGTCGACCTGGAGCGCGACGAGCGCCGACGAGCGCAGGACAACGCTGCGGACGCGAGCCGCCGAGCGATCAGCGCAGAGGCTCGCCTCGCACAGCTCGAACGCCTCTGGAACGGCCGTGCTGGACGCGGTCCCCGCCCAGCCACTCCCCCCTGAGCGCAGCCGCAACCTGCGGGATGGGCTCGTGCTCGGGGTGGCGATCCTGGCAGCCGGCTACACCGTACTGAACCAGGTGAGCACCGACGGCGAGGTGGACCGGCTGGGCTCGCAGGTTGCCGTGCTGTCCTCGCAGGTGCGCGGCCTGGGCGGAACGCCGGCCGTCGTGCCGCCGTCGGACACGCCGCAGGTGATCACGGTGCCGGGCGTTCCCGGCCGCCCCGGCGCCGACTCGACAGTGCCGGGCCCCGAGGGGAAGCCGGGCGCACCCGGCGCCGACTCCACGGTCCCCGGCCCCGAGGGGAAGCCGGGCGCCGACTCCACGGTGCCCGGGCCGGAAGGCCAGCCCGGGCAGAACCCGCCGTGCCTGGACGAGCCGGACCAGTGCCGCGGCCCCAAGGGCGACAGGGGAGCCACCGGCGCCACGGGTCCGCCTGGACCGGCGGGGACCTGCGAGCCGGGCTGGCATGTCGAAACCGTCTCTGTCGGCTTCTCCCCTCGCGACGCGCGTATCTGCGTCGCCGACCCACCTCCACCGGAAGGGCCCTGACATGGCCAAGAGCACCGGCCTCGGAGCGCGCCTCCTGGTCGACGGCTACAACATCTCGGGCGACATCACCTCGGTGGGCTCGCTCGGCGGGGGCCCAGCGCTGCTGGAGTGCACCGGCATCGACAAGTCCGGCATGGAGCGCGTCGGCGGGCTGCTCGACGGCGGGGCGGAGTTCACCAGCTGGTGGAACCCCGGCCCCGCGGCGGATGCTGCGCACCTGGTGCTCTCGACGCTGCCGACCTCGCGCCGGGCGTTCGCCTACCTGCACCGCAACGCCGCGGGCGCTCCGGCCGCGTGCGCGCTGGCCAAGCAGGTGAACTACGACCTCAGCCGCGGGGATGACGGCGCGCTCACCGCGCAGACCACCATGCAGATCGGGGACGGGTTCCCGCTGGAGTGGGGCAAGGTCGTCACGCCCGGCATCGTCGACCTGACCGGCGCGGGCAACGGGGCCGGCTGGGACTCCGGGGTGACCAGCTCGACGTTCGGGTTCGTCGCCCACCTGCAGGTGCTCGCCTTCACCGGCACCTCCGTCACGGCGAAGATCCAGGACAGCGCCGACGGCAGTACCTGGGCGGACCTGTCCGGCGGCGGATTCGCTGCTGCCACCGGGCGCGGGGCCCAGCGGATCGAGGCGGCCGGCACGGTGCGGCGGCACTTCCGGGTGGTCACCTCGGGCACGTTCACCGCGGCCTCGCTGATGGTGGCGCTGTGCCGGCGCGAATCGACGCCGACGTGAGGCCGGCCGCCGCTCGGGCGCCGTACCTGTCGCCGGACAAGCGCATCACCTACTCGCTGCTGCGCCCCGCGGGCGCGCGCTGGTGGCAGCCGGCCACCTGCGAGCAGATCGACTGCGACGCGTGGCGACTCGGCTGGACGAGTTCGATCGATCCGACCACGCACCCGGCTCAGGTGCACTACATCCGCACGTCCGGCCGGGCGTTCACCGAGGAGCGCACCCCCGACGGGCGCCTGCTCTTCCACTTCGCCGCCGGTCAGCCGTGCTTCCGGGTCTCCGAGCACCAGGTGGCGGTGGAGCGCGAGCCGCTCTACGTGGTGCGCAACGGCGACAGTCGGGCGTGGACGGGCGGCGGGCGCACTCACGCGCGCGCCGAGGACTGGCGCGATGACTTCGGCGAGCACCAGCAGAAGCTGCACGACGCAGCGCAGGAGGGGTGAGGGGGTAGCTAAGTTGACGATCACACTGGACTACTCTCCGCCCATGGAGAAGAAGTGCACGCAGTGCGACACGGTGAAACCGCTCGACCAGTTCGGCGTCTCCCGCCAGGGGGCGCGTGGACCGGTCTACCGCAGCAACTGCAAGGCATGCGCGTCCGCTCGGGCCATGCAGTGGTTCGCGGACAACCCGGAGCGGACGATGGCCAACCGCCGTCGCTGGAACCTCCAGAAGCTCTACGGCATCACCCCTGAGCAGTACGAGGAGATGCTCTCCGAGCAGGGCGGACTGTGCGCGGTGTGCCGTCAGCCAGAACCGGATGCCCACGGCCGGACCGGCACGCAGTTCAGCCTGTCCGTTGATCACTGTCACGACACTGGCCGCGTGCGCGGACTGCTGTGTCAGAAATGCAACCGAGCAATTGGACTGCTCGGGGACAACGTCGAATTGCTGCGTGCTGCAATTCGCTATCTGGAAAAGGTGAATTGAATTGGCGAAGCAGACCGGATTGGGCTGGACCACGTTCAGCGTGGACGACGCAGGCGGCACGCCCGTCGACATCCGCAACGACGTCAACTCCCTGAACTTCAGCACCCCGCGGGCCGTGATCGAGACGACCGGCCTCGACAAGAGCGCGTTCGAGCGGCTGCTCGGGCTCGCCGACTTCTCGGTGGAGCCCAGCGGCACGTTCAACCCGAACCTCTCGCACACGGTGCTGGCCACCGTGCCGAGCAGCTCGGTCGCGCGCACGGTGTCGATCGGCATCGGCGGCAAGACGCTGGCCGCGGAGTGCCTGTTCGTGGACTACCAGCTCTCCCGCGGCGACGACGGCGCGTTCACCTGGCAGACCACAGGCAGCCTGAGCGACGGCACGGTGCCGACGTGGGCGTGAGCGCACCGGCACCCGGCGTGGACGGCTGGCCGCCGCACCCGGCCGAGGTGGCCCCCTGGACGGTGCCAAACCGGGCGGAGAAGCGCGGTTACGAGCGCAAGCGCAAGCGCCTCACGCTGGCGTTCGACGGCCACGCCACGCTCGACGGCCTGGAGATCGTCTGCCGGACGGTCAGCCTCGGCGTGGCGCTGGACATGAACGCCCAGTTCGCCGTGTTCCGCCGGGCGCCGTCCGGCAGTCCGGAGGAGGCGGAGGCGCTGGCCGCAGTGCTGGAGATGTTCGGCTCGATGGTCGAGAGCTGGAACTACCAGCAGGACGGGACGGCCATCCCGTTCGCCTGGGAGATGCTGCGCGACGAGTTCGACTACGAGGAGACGATGGCGATCCTCAACGCGCACACCGTCGCCACGCAGGGGGTCGAGGCCCCTTTGCCGCGGACCTCCGCCGATGGGCAGCCGTCGGTGGAGGCACAGATCCCGATGGACGTCTCCTCGCAGAGCCGCGCGAGCTGACGCACGCGCGCACGGTGCTCGCTCTCTGCCGCCAGTTCCACTGCCTGCCGCACCAGCTCTACGCGGAAGGCACGGAGCTGCTGCGGCTGCTGGAGATCGAGCGCCTCGGCACACCCCAGCAGGAGGGATAGCCCATGTCCGGCAACACCGTCGACATCCGCGTGGTGGCGCACGACCTGGCCACGCGGACGATGGATGGCGTCGGCAAGGGCCTGCTGGGCATCGGCAAGGGCATGAAGGCCATCGCCGCCGCGGGCACCGCGGTGCAGGTGCTCAGCGGGGCGGCGGCGGCCGGCGCGCAGCTGCTCCCGATCGCGCTCACCCTGCCCGCCGCGCTCGGCGCTGGCGCGTTCGCCATGGCCACCTTCAAGACGGCCACGGCCGGGTTCTCCGATGCCCTGAACGCGAAGGACGCCAAGGCGTTCGCCGAGGCGACCAAGGATATGCCGGCTCCGATGCGGGAAGCTGCCCAGGCCGGGCGCGAGGTCAAGGAATCGTTCAAGGCCGTACAGAAGGAAGTGCAAGCGTCATTCTGGGATGGAATGGCGGAGCCTATCAAGAAACTGGGCGCCACCTATCTGCCAGTCCTGAATGAGCGCATGGTCAATATTGCCACTGGGATGAATCTCATGGGCAAGAATCTGGCCAACGGCCTACAGTCGCCATTGGTGGTCGGCGCCGTCAAGAAAATTGGCGACAACACCGCCAACATGTTCCTGAACATGAAGGGGGCTGCGGCCAACTTCGGCACCGGGCTGATCAAGCTGGGCGGGATCGGGTCCACCTACCTACCCCAGGTGGGCACGGCTATCGACAAGGTAGCCGAGAAGTTCAGCAACTGGGTAAACGCGGGAAGTGCCGATGGCTCGATCAAGAAGATGATCGACGGAGCCATTGCCGGCTTTAAGGACCTGGGCGCCATCGGCAAGAACGTCGGCTCCATCCTGGCGTCGGTATTCCGCGGCCTGGCAGGCGGGGCGGCCTCGCCGCTGGCCAGCCTGCGCGAGCTGACCGCCCGCGTGGCCGAGTTCATGAAGAGCCTGCAGGCCCAGAACGCTCTGCGCGCGTTCGGCGACATGCTCCGCACCGTCGCGCGCGTGGTGCAGGACGTCCTCATGGCGGCACTGCGCCAGCTCGCCCCGATCATCGAACAGCTGTCCCCGGTGGTCGCCACCGTCGCCGAGGCGCTGGGCAAGACGCTGACGTCGGCTATCGAGGTGGTGGGGCCGATCATCCGCAACCTCGCCACCTGGATGAACGAGAACAAGGAGACCCTGGCCAAGTGGGCGCAGGCCGCGCTGGTCGCCTGGGCCGCCTTCAAGGGCTACACGATCTTGACCGCGGTGGCCGCTGCCATCCGCGGAGTGGTGACAGCGGCGGCGGCCGGAGGTGGCCTGGCCGGCGTTGCGGGGCTGCTCGCCAAGGTAGCCGGCGTCGTCGGACTGGGGTTGATTGCCAAGCAGCTCGACGACATCAACATGTCGGCCGCAGGCATGGATGCCTCCAAGCTCGGCTACTTCGAGGGCGAGCTACACAACATGGTGGGCGCCTTCCAGCAGCTCGCCACCGATCCCGGCTCGGTGTTCACGGAGATCGCGGACGAGTGGAACAAGGGGGTCCAGGATTTCAAGACGGGCGCCTCTGACGCTGGCCTGGCATTCGCTGAGCTGAAGCGGATGATCACCGGGTTTGAGATCAAGCCCTTTGAGGTCGACGTCAAAACAGACGTTGGCCGAGCCAAGGTGGACTCCTTCATGAAGGAGGTCAGCTCGGTCACGCCGATGGTGAACATCAACGGCAACACGAACGAGGCCGGTTTCGCCCTGCGGACCATCCTCGCCGAGATTGCCGCCGGCCGCTCTACGGTGAACATCGACGGGCAGGCGATGCCCGCACAGGAAGCCCTGCGCATGGTGATGAACATGATTTCTACCAGTGCGGGCATCGTGACGATCAACGGCAACAAGATGCCGGCCGGCGAGGCGCTCGCGGGGCTCATCCAGGAGATCACCGGGCAGAAGCCCGTAGTGAACATCGGGGCTAACACCTCTGGCGCGAACAGCAGCCTGCAGGGCTTCGTGAACACCTGGAACGGCTACACGATCCGCATGAACGCCGTGGTCAGCTCCCGCATCGGTGGTCTCGCCAAGGGTGGTGCCGGCAGCGGCATGACGTGGGTTGGCGAGCGCGGGCCCGAGCTGGTGCGCACGATGGCCGGCGGCGGCAACCGCGGGCGCGGCCGGACGCTCGTCGGCGAGCGCGGGCCCGAGCTGGTCAACCTGCCGCCCGGTAGCCAGGTCACCCCGACCGGCAAGACGCAGGCGATGTTGGCCGCGCAGGGCGGCAGCGCGGGCGGTGGAGGCGGTTCGCTGGTGTCGTTCGCCGGGGGGCTCGACAGCGCGTTCGCCACGCTGTTCATGAAGCTCGTGCGCGAGCGCAAGATCATCATTCAGGGGGTCTGACGTGACCCTGCTCTGGCTGACTAACTCGACGGCGCCGATCGCCAGCCCGGGCACCGGCGTCGCGTGGGACGACACAGCGAGCGCCGTGGTCCGGTCGCTGAGCACCACGGCCGGCGGCGCGAGCGCGACGGTCACCGTCGCCGAGACCTCGGCCACCGCGCGCACCGTGCTACTCGGGCAGTGGATCTCCGCCGCGATGACGCAGACCGGTTCGATCGTCTGCCCGGACGGGTTCCCGCTGATCGGCATCGCGCGCGTGGAGTCCGACGTGGCTGCCGACATGGTGGCCAAGTACGCGGTATGGATCATGAAGCCGGACGGCACGCCGCGCGGCTCGGTGCTCTCGGCGCTGTCGGGCGTGGAGTTCCTGACCGCACTGACCGGACGTGAGCAGTTCCTCGGCGGGGGCTTCACCTTCACCTGCGTGGCCGGGGACCGGCTGGTGGTGGAGTACGGCTACCAGGCCAACAACCTGGTGACCACCAGCTACAGCGGCTCGCTGCGCTACGGCGGTACCACGGGCGTGCAGGTGCGCGACGGCGACACGGGTACCGACGCCTCTGACCGCTCGCCGTGGATGAGCCTGCCCACCGGCACGGTGTTCGAGCCGCTGCCCACCGTGCAGATCCTGCGCGACGCCGGCACGGCCGCCCCGGTGCTGCTCGGCGTGGATGTCGCCTGGGGTGCCGACATCACCGACCCGGACTCCTGGACCTGGACCGACATCACGGCCGACGTGCGCGTGTCCGACGGCGCGCGGATCGAGCTGGTGCACGGCCGCGGGGACGAGGCCGGCGAGACGCAGCCGGCCACCTGCACGCTGCTGCTCAAGAATCCCGACGGGCGGTACTCCCTCGGACCGGCCTCCCCGAACCACCCCTACGTGCGCCGCAACACCCCCGTGCGCGTGCGCGTGCAGCCCACGGCCGACCCGACGGCGGAGGACCTGTTCGTGGGGTTCGCCGACGGCTGGACGCCCCGCTGGGACGGCTCGGGCGCGTACGCCACGGTCGCGCTGTCGGCGTCCGGGACGCTGCGGCGGCTGCTGCAACGCACCGCGCCGGTCATGTCGAGCCTGCGCCGCGCGATGGTGGCCGCGATCGAGACGGGCACCTCCAACGTGGTGGCCTACTGGCCGCTGGAGGACGGCGCTGGCGCCTCGCTGCTGGTCAACCTGGCGCCGGGCGGGCGGCCCGCAGCCGTGTCCGGCTCGCCGGACCTGGGGGCCAACACGGCGTTCCTGGGCTCGGCGCCCATCGCGTCGATGAGCAAGGGGATCATTCGCGGCACCGTGCCGACGGCGGGCAACCTCACCTCGGCGGCGCAGGTGCGCTGGCTGATGGACGCCGGCACCAACCCGAGCGCTGACGTCGTGGTCATGCGCGTGTCGTGCGTCGGCTCCATCCCGCGCTGGGATGTCAGTTGGCAGACCGACGGTGCCATGCGCGTGCAGGCGTGGAACAACAGCGGTGCCAGCGTGGTCGACTCCAACGCCGCGTTCAACACCGGCGACAGCACCCGGCGCTGGCAGCTGGAGCTGTCCACCTCGGGCGGAACGATCACATGGCGGCTCAGCACCCTAGAGGTGGGGTTCACCACGGGCGGCTCCAACAGCGGCACCGTGGCCGGCACCGTGCCGGCGATCAGCTCGGTCGTGGTCGGCCCGAACGCCGACCTGGAGGCAGGGATCGGGCACCTGACCGTCTACAACGCGATCGTGAACCTGTACAACCAGTCGGCCGAGCTGAACTCCTACCGCGGCGAAGCGGCCGACACCCGGATGTCGCGGCTGTGCGCGGAGAACAACATCCCCGTGGTGATCGTCGGAACCTCGCAGGTGACCATGGGCCCGCAGAGCCAGTCGGCCCTGGTGGACCTGCTGCGCGAGGTGGAGGCGGCCGACCAGGGGCTGCTGCTGGACGGCACGCACCCGGGCCTGACCTACATCTGCGGCTCCGAGCGGGTCAACGCGTCGGCCGCGCTTGCGCTCGACGCCTCGGCCGGGGAGATGACGGGCGCGATCGAACCCGTGGACAACGACCAGCGCAACGTGAACAAGGCCACCGCCAGCCGCACCAGTGGCGCAGGCGTGACCTGGGAAGACGTCGACGGGCCGTTCGGCACGGCCGCGATCGGCGAGTATGAGGACTCGTTGCAGGTCAATGTCTCCAACGACTCCGACGTGCTGGACTACGCGAGCTGGGCCGTGCACCTGGGCACCAGGCCCGGCTACCGCTACCCCTCCACCCAGCTGGCGCTGCACCACAATCCCGAGCTGGTGGCGAACTGGGCGGGTACCACGCTGGCCAGCCGCATCGATCTGGAGAACATCTCCACGGTGCGCTCGCAGTTTCCTGACGGCACCGTGGCGTCGCTGCTGGAGGGTGCCTCGCAGAGCCTGGATGCGTTCTCCTGGG